GTTTCAACCACTTCTTCTACTACAACTACGTCTTCGGCTACAGGAGCTTCTACAACAGGCTCTGATGTTTGTGTTGGGACATCTTCTTGTACAGGCTCAATTGGGGCCTCTACTTGCGGTTTTGGTGCATTCCAGGGCGCTGACCACTGTGACATGTGATATTCCTCTCATATAAAGAAATATTATTCTACACGCAGTTGTAGGTTGCTGACACCCTGTAGTTACTGCTAGGGTTTATCCATGCCCAGAGCAATCTGGGCATTCGCACCTCCGTAACAAAAGGGTTGCAGATCGAACTTGGCAGAAAGAGGCCAAGTTGCTCAGTATAGGTGACAGCTATACGAAGTTAGATCTGGCCTTCTAGCCTAGGAGACCGAGTGCAAAGTTATGAAAAATCGCATGTAGCAATGCTGGTCCTATACGGACTACTGCTGGTGGGAGTTCCAAAAGCGTTAGCAGCTGAAAACGTTGTTAGTGATGGTACTACCGTTACCGTGCAGGTTAAAGACCCCCTAGATAAGTACCGCGGAGCCAAAGAGCTCACTGATACGGAACTTATCGATCTATTGTCTTTAGTTGGTTTTGAGGGTAAATCCCTAAAAACAGCTTGGGCAGTAGCTATGAGGGAATCGAGGGGACGACCAACATCCCGAAACAATACTCCAGCTACTGGGGACGATTCTTACGGCCTATTCCAAATCAATATGATCGGCGGTTTGGGAGATGTACGTAGGGAAAAATTCAATATCGAAAAAAATAGTGACTTATTTGATCCAGTCACCAATGCCAAAGCGGCCTTCTATATGACGGCTCGTGGAACGAATTGGGGATCTTGGGGACTAGGTCCTGATGCTTACGATGGTTCTCCAGAGGAGCCGAGTATCACAAACTGGTTGGATGATTTTCCAACAAAGAAGAAGGCCGGGTAACCCCGGCCTTTTTCATTTACTCTTCTTTCCAGCTCTTCGTTTATTTTCTTTAGCTGTGTTCTTACCATGCTTCAATGGTCGAAGGTTACTCTTACGATCATCGCTATGGTTATTGTTTTTGTGGTCGACATCTGTATCACGTGAAAGCTTGCCGTGGTCCTTTTCATAGTCGGCTCTAGCTTTATTTTTAGATGTTGTAACCCATTTACCGCCTACTTTTTTCTTGTAGACGTAGATAGGACGACCTCCATTCTGGGCAGAGCCCTTGTAAGGACCAAACTTTTTAACCTCAGACATTAGATAGACCACCATCCTTGTGCGGTTGCTTTACCGGAAGCAATCCATTCCTTATGTAACTTATGAGTTATAGACCAGTCTATTCTATGAGTTGGTTTACCGCACAAAGTACAAATGTCGGTATCCATTTCTTTATAGACATGCGGGCACATTAGCAATCCCATTTACGTAAAGCTAGAGCTTTACGAGTTGGTTTACCATTTTTCTCCATAGGACCAGGCATACCACCCATACGTGCACAGAAAGACTTACGACGTGCCGCTGACTTCTTTGACTTTTTTGCTTGAGATGCAGATACTGGCGGTTTTAGTGTTCCACCTGTCTCACGCTTATATGATGCACGACCCTTGGCATTTAATCCGCCTTCAGGGTTCTTACCTTCTTTACGTTGCCAAGCTGCTGTTTTAGCCATTCTCTGCTCCTTTACATGCACAAGATTCTGTTAGTTTACCGCAAGGTTTACAAGTAAATCGTTCATGCGACTCTACTGATCCAAGATCTTCTAAACGATTTTCATAGGTGTGAACCTGTTTGTAGCTAGCAAAAGGGATTCCGTAGCTTTGCGATGCTTCTACAACTTTAGGTTCATTCCAAGGCCTAGCAGCCTTAGAGGTACGGTCAGATACAGACATTCGGGTAACTCCCCCACGTCCATCCCTAGAACCATAATGAAGTTCTTTTTTACGACCCATTAGTTTTGATGCTCCCCGCTAGATCCACGACCAGGTTTGGTGTAACCCTTAAACTTTGGGTTTTCTGGTTGCTTATAAGGAAGTCCTGTTAAGTACTCAGCAGCTTCACGTGCATGCGTACGTAAGGACTTATACTTATCAAACTTCTCAGGTTCTAAAGGAAAATTAGCTACCCTAGCCACTACTAATCCTTCTTTTTAGGAATTTGTAATTTATCTAGAATAGTTCCTTCATTTTCAGCTTCAAAGTCCTTATTATTTGGTTGTCTTCCAAACTTTGCCTTAGCAGATCCTTGAAGTACCTTAGACTGTTCAGAGATAGGTTGAACACTTCCGGCCATGTAGAACTGGTTGCTTCTTCCAGGCACTACTTCGTGATCTGGGAATAAGCTTAGTTGTTCTGGTTCAGTTGGCTTAGGTGCAGCCTTTGCTGCTCTCATATCCTTCTTTGCCTGCTTCTTTCCACCAGGACGTACAACCACTTCACGACTTGCGCTAGGTTGTTGACTTGCTAGAGCACGCATACCACTGAGTGCTTTTACTTCCTGTGCACCAGTCATATCAGTAGTATCAATCGCAAATTGCTGACTCTTTACAGGCTGTGGTTTCCAATCACGATCTGTAGGTACAAGTTCAGTTTTTGTTTCAGCTGGACTAATAACTACTGTCCTAGCTTCTTTAACCGCTTTTTTAACAGACTTTTTCTCATACTCTGCAAAACTTGTGCGACGAGGCTCTAGCCTTGCTTTTGCGGCCTCTTCTACGGCAGCGGTTGTTACGCCCTTTCCTTTAGAGAGCACTTCTTTAAAAGCTTTTTCTTTTTGATCTTCGGTAAGTTCTTGAGGTTCATAACCTAAGTATGCTTCACCACGTGTACCGTAAAGAACTCTTTTCTTTTCTTCTTTACTTAGTGGACCAGACTTTGTTCCGTAAACTGCCGGTTTTACCTCAGTAGTTTGATACACAGGTTCCCCTGTTCCCGGAAGCATTAACTGAGAAGATGCATTTCTCTTAGGAGGCGCAGTATTAATTGCTGGTTTAGCTTTTGGACCTAGAGGTTGATCTAGAGGTGCAGTACCAAGCAGAACTTTTCCTGTACGAGCTTTAGGAGGATTAGGCTTATTACCTACCGCTTTACCAGGCTTAACCTTATCAACTAACAAAGGTTTAGTTGTTTCTACGTTAGTTGGAGAAAGACGATAGATCTTTGCTGCACCAGGAGACTTAGTTCTTTGAGCTTTTGGACGTGAGGTAACTGTAGGGGTTGTTCCCTGAGCAGCCTTTTGAACACCAATCTGCTTCTTATCTCTAGGAATACTAGAGTTCATTTGTTCTAGAATATCTGTAGTCTTATTAGCAGACGCTTTACGAGAGGTAACAGACATGCCGTGCTCGCTTAACATCTCTGCACGCATGTGATCTACAAGATCAATTCCTTTTGGAGCACCATACTTACGATATACGGTAGTTCCTCCACGTACTTTTACACTGTCCCAACCTTCATGAGAACGGGTAGTAACTACTGCTCCATTAGCATCTCTACTAACTCTAGCTACTTTGCCCTTGGTACGAGTAAATGCTGACGGCATATCAGGGTGGTTAGCTGCTATAGGAATTATTTCTTTTGTTTCTGGATGCTCCCACATAGCCCCTTCTTTAGGGGTGTGTGTAATTGTACGCTTTGAATCCTCATGCTCTTGAGCAATTTTATGCAAACCATGTACAAGTGTTGATAGGCGCTGACCAGTTGCAGAAGCAGCATTCTTATAGATTTCTGGATCAGAGATTTTAAAGGTATTCATTACCTTAGCAAGACGATGGTGATGACCACCAAATACAGTTAAGTGTGTAGCTTTTGGATCGTTAGGTTGTACATCGTTTACAACCTTACCAGTGCGAGCTGCTACTTCTCTGTCAGCTTCGTGTAACTTTAGAGCTAAATCTAAATGTCCTTGCTCTTCTCCGGGAAGTCCCATACCTGACTTAAGACGATCAATAAGATTGATGGCAACATCTGGCTTATCAGTTACGTTTACGGATGCAGCAGTAGCTCCACCTTCTGGACGACGAGGTAGTTTTCCAAAATCAAGAACAGTGGTTTTTGTTGGACGAGCAGTTCCCACATTACGTGCAGCTGCTCTTGCTTCTTGACCTGGAGTAATCTCTTCAATAGTAGGCTTAGGAGTTAGAGGATCTGGATTTACAGAATCATCTTTTACCGCAGCACCAGAAGTAGGAAGTCCTTTTAAACGTTCAGCGTTAGCAGCTTCAATTTGTTCAGAAGTCATATCTTTTGATTGAGCAATAATTTTTTCATCAGATGCTTCTGCTTTAGCAGCAATATCTTTTTTAACTACTTCATTCTTAGGAAGTCCACGAGTATCTTTAGCCATTATGCACCAGCCTTAGGAGCACGAGGCTTACGAGTTCTAGGTTGAGTTACAATTGGGCCGGCATTCATATCAGGGCCCTTTGATTGTGGATCACTATCCATTTTTGCTTTATTTGCATCCGCTCTACTTTTTCTAGCAACAGTTTCTCCTGCGGAATCGGTTTTAAAGGTTGCACTTCCGCCTTTGTTACCTCTTGGTTGTGAACCAGCTGTGTTTTTTGTACGAGATTTACGAGGAGCTTTACCAGCACCACCTGATGGTGGATTGCCTCCGTCACTTGCATTTGAATCTACAGGTGCTTCTCCCTCACTCTTTTTTCTTTTAGTTAAACCAGTCTTTTGGAATGCTGGAAGCATGTTGCTGTCAAAGTTTGCAAGTGGAGATTCAACTTGCAACCCAAAACCGCCACGAGTTCTTTTTCTACCTGCTTTATCTATATACTCTTCTTTTGGATCAGTAAATTTCTTAAATGTTTTAATAGCACGCTTAGCATTTGCGTCACCAACAAAAACTTTTCCTGCAGTCTCAGCTGCTACTTTCTGCTTAATTCTTGTGCCTTGGTGCTCAGTATCAACACCGGCTTTTGCTTGATGCAAATCAAATTGAATTTGTGCCATATCTTTGGCACGAGCTACATCGCCAATTCCCCCGAATAACTTAGCGATCCATCCTCCAGAACCACCTGACTGTGGTCGTACGAAATTTTGTCCATTTGATGGAATTGGCATAATAAGGATCCGTTCCTTTAAGTTGGTTATACGTTCAAAAGTTTAGCAACTGCGCCCTTTTCTGTAAGCGCATTGGCGTTTTTATTGTAGTGATGCATGCAGAAAGTTAAAATACCCGCCGGTAGGGTTACTTTGACAAATGCTCTGGCAGAGCATTGATCACATAGAACCAGCTCCGCCGCCGTCTCCAGATCCTGCTCCAGCGTCTCCAGAAGAGTCATTTCCACCATCCTGACCGAAACCGTTTTGTGCGGTCTCATTTGGGCTTCTATCATTTCCTGGGGCTGTTCCACCCCAATAACCGCCGACACCGTAGTAAAGCGAATACCAAGGAATACCCCCAACAACATACCCACCACCTAGACGTCCAGTAGTTCTATGGTGTTTATGTTTTTTTACCTTGAATTGCTTCTTATCTATGGCCACGGTTAATACTCCCACTATTAGCTTCCGTATAAATGCCAAAGGCCGGGGGATTCCCGGCCTTTGCGCTATTAAGTTGTAAAGCTATTAGGAAGCTGCAGCCCAAGGGGTTACAGTGATAGTAGCTGTTGTGAGAATTGAGTTCGCACCTTCTGCTGTTGACTGTGCCTTGACTGTTCCAGCAACTGCAACTGCAGAACCTGTAATAGAGCTTAGAGCCAATACGGTTGTAGCTGTTCCAGTAACTGTGAATGTATTTGCATTTGCTACAGAAGCTACTGTGTAGGTTCCGTTTACAGAAGCATCGATTGAAGACAAAGTTACCTTGTTACCTGCAACATAGCCGTGGCTTGATGCGGTAAGAGTAATTGTTGTGCTTCCAGCTGTACGAGCTGCTGCTGTTACAGTCTTTGCAGCGTTTGTAGCTGCAGAAGCGGTTGTAATGTTAGCTGCTTCGTAACCAGCGTCCTTAAGAGCATCAAGAGCGAGAGCTGTTGTAAGTCCAAGAACGTTTGGTACTGCGATGTAATAAACACCAGAAAGCTTCTCACCAGCAGTGTTAGCAATGAAATCAGGGAATCCTGACCATGCAGTTTCAATATCTGCGTGGTTTCCAAGAGCTGGGTTTAGGCGTGCACTAGCAATCTTGCTGTAATGAGTCCATGAAACGTTCTGATCTCCACCAACAGTTGTTGTAATGGTAGGAGTTCCGTCTGCACGCTCATCATTTGGTTGCGGAGCGAAGTTGCCCCATACGTAATCTACGGCGACGTTGCCAGACGAATCTAGCAAGTGACCTGCGTTATTTACTGCCATTTAATTTTTCCTCACTTGATCAATGTGATTGTTCGGTCGAACCCACATATGGTGACAGAAATTAGGCCTCTTGTATGTATGTATGGATCTCGCCACCTGAATAGATGTCATGCTTGCAAGCGATCTCGATTGCTTTCCTTAAAACCTTTTCGGCGGCCTTAGGTGTAGTTATGCGTGAGTAGTTCAAAGCCTCAAGTGCTCCAAGTGCTACATCTCCACCACTACCGCCATAGTAAACGCGGCGGGCTTCTCGATCCCAAGAATAGTCATTAAAGATCGGGTAAAGGATTCCTTTAATAGATACGATTAGATTAGAGTCTTGCCATGCTGCATCACCATCATCTTTAGCATCGTAACCAGCCTCAATAAAAGCTTTACGCATTGATGGAATAAACTTCTTAGTCATAAACATATCTAAATCTTCATTTGCTCTAGGTTTTGGTGGCTTCCAACCAAATTGGGAAATATTTCCACCACGAGACGCGCCGGAGACTGCTATCAGTACACCACTGTTATTAATAATTTTAGATGTGGCAAGTTCCATATAACGGCCATCTTCATCGGAGGCTCGGGAATCACAACCAATAACAGACCAGCCGTCACCTTGGATTGCAGCAAGCGTTGTCATGACACCCTCTCCTTAGACAAGCAATACTATCGTACTATCTCTCTATACCCAACTGGAACTCTTCTGGCCTTTTCCGGGGGAGACCTGAGTATGTAGTTTTACTCCAAGGATGACCATCTAGGTACATTTCTATAAAATCGTGGGTGGAGTCAGAGTTTTTGAGGACATCCCATAGAACTGGGTCTACTCCATCATACTGGATCATTGATCCGTCTCTCATGATTATGACTAGGACCTCCATAGCCTTGTCTACTGAGTAGCAGCACTTCTGAGCTCTGTGTCTTGTCTTTCCTGCGCTCTGTGGCGCCTCTATCCATTCATAGCCTGGTCCACAAGGGTTCCCTGCGTCCATAGAAGAGAGACGAGCTTCCCTGCCCTCTATTGTGCTATTAGGCGTCCCCTCGTCTCCAAAGACCTTCTCACGCCCTCTGAGAGCTAGATTGAGACGTTTGTTCTCCTCGTCCTCTCTAAGACGATTGAGACGAGCTAATTCATTATTCCCTCTAGGCATTCCCCGATTGTAGTGGCATGGCTACTGCCTAGTAATGACATAGGTCTCCCGGTTTTTTAGGTGATGAGGTGATGACCTAAAAGGTAAAAACCTCACAACCTCCCCGACTTGTGACCCCGAACTCCCCCAACTATGATCATTAAGGCTACTGCCTACCCAAAATTAGTCCCAACAATATGTTTCACCTGGCCGAAACGGACAAAACGGACAAATTAACCCATAGGGGGGCAAAACGGACAAAAGGGGCAAATGCTTACGATACGGACAAATAAACTAATGGTGAAGGCGGTCAGACCGAAGGTTAGAAAGTAGGTATTTCTGTGTGCGCCGTCTAGTGGGTTCAACTCCTGCTAGGCGGGCGCAGGTGGGAAAGTATCTCACCAGCAGAAAGGCAATACCAATGAGCGCTAGAGAAAATCTATCTGCGTTGCTTGCTACCCGTGGGAAGGGTGGCTCTATTGAGTCCATCACCCAAGCAGGGAAGCACTTCACCGCTGATGTTTCACTTCGCCCGTCTGACTTCATCACGGCTGAGAAGTTAGACTCCTCAAAGGCAATCACCCTCTTGGGTGGCTATGCTGTATCCAAATACAAGATGGAGGCTAAAGACGCATACTCAATGCGGAACGCCTTTGCTAAGAAGTATGCCCAAGTTCTCCCGCTGTTTGAGTTGAACAAGGCTGACTTCATCTCCTCTATGGGGGAGATTGAGGCTGAGATTGCTACCTTTGAGGCTCAGAAGGCTTCATTGGAGTCATCTCTCGGAACTGACGCTGAACGCTACATCAAAACTGCTCAACAGGCAGTTGATAAGATTGTAGATGCCTCAGTATCTCCAAAGGTTCGCCATGACCTTCTCACATTGGCTAAGTCAATAGAACAAAAGTTGGCTTACACACCACTCAAAGTCGCACAGAACGCCTAGTTCGTAGTTAGTGGGGGGAGCAATCCCCCCACTCTCTATCTATGTCCATAATCACTTATGGGCGTAGATAGGGCAATGCCGACCAATCGGCTCAGTCTGCTCTGTAAGGAGCAACCCTTCGCATACGAAATGCCTACTATGTGTCTTCTGTCTATCGAGAAGCCCTAGCCGTCCCCTTCACAATGTCGGCTAGGGCTTTCTCATAATCTCAAATAGTGATACAACTCACATCATAGATAGTTTGGCTACTGTCATTACTCCAACTATGAGCATTGAGAGTCCAACCAGGTCTGGGCAGGGTCGCTCTGGCTATTATCAGGTAGCAAGTGGAAGGCACATAGGCGAATAGCGTTATGCTGCTTCTGCGGCTTCGCACTCCGTCTATGTGTCTCTCACTCTCTATCTGAGAGAGTATGTAAGGAGTTCTATCTATGAACTGTGTTGTATGTAATTCCCCCGTCAATCCCGACAGATGGGCTATTGGCTATGACTATTGTATGTCTGCCGATTGCGCCCATGAACTACGAGAGCGTGCTTCCAAGTATCGCCTCGTTCTAGTCCCTAAGCAAGGCTTTACCTATGTAGAGGCTACATCTCCTCTGCTATTAGATGGTAAGTCATCAGGTAGATCGTAATACACCTGTTTTTCCCCGCGAATTTTCCCCGCGAAGTTTGAGATGGATAGAGGGCACACTGAATAGGCTGTTGATTGCACCGAGAACGAGGAATCTATGGGGGCGTAACTATGAACATAGAGGGTGCGTGAAGAAGCAAAACAGTACGGACTTAGGTGCGGAGGTACGGAGGCCGAGATAGTTACCTATCTAAGTAAGAGCAGAGGCATAGTCATAGACGCGACATAGACTATGTATGTAGTTCTGCAACGCAACAGGGGCTGTGTAGTGAGTCTCACGCAATTCCTTCAGTAATTCAGTGTGCCGTCTATCTATCTCAAGGTGAGGTAGATACCTAGAGAAGGGGGATAG